TGGCGCACCAACGTCTGCTGCTGATATGACACCCCATCGCGCATCAAACCCCATCGCGGCCAAATCTCCAAGCACTGTTCCAAGTCCGCGAGAAGTGAGCATTGGGCTGTTTTCCACGAACGCATATCGTGGTCGTACTTCCCCAATAATCCTTGCCATTTCAGACCAGAGTCCTGATCTACTTCCAGAGATTCCTGCGCCACCTCCTGCGGTGCTAATGTCTTGACATGGAAACCCTCCAGATACAACGTCAACAATTCCTCGCCACGGTTTTCCGTCAAAGGTGCATACGTCATCCCAAATCGGGAAAGGCGCGAGAATTTTGTCATTTTGCCTGGCGCACAATACGCTTGCGGGATAGGGTTCCCATTCAACGGCGCAAACGGTTTTCCATCCGAGCAAATGCCCTCCGAGGATTCCCCCTCCTGCGCCTGTGAACAAAGCGAGTTCATTAAGGCTTGACTGATTAACCACACACTTTATCAGCGCGAGTAACCGCCGCCTCGTTGCTGTATTTTTCTGGATAGCGCACTTTCAGCTTATCAATATTTTCCGCAGCGATCTCGTCCATATCCATGCCGAGATTGTTTGCTATTACGGCCAAATACCACATCAAATCACCGATTTCCTCTCGCACGTTTTGAAAGTCAAGTTCCTTGTTGTAGAACACATGCTTTTTGACTGCATCGCCGAGTTCACCGGCTTCGGTAAACGTGCCAATCATGCCATGTAACAGAGCATCCTTGAGATTGAGCGGTTTTTCTGTGCGTTGCGCTAGCTTTTGATATTCACTAAATTTCATTTTTTCTTCCCATACATTGAAATTTGAACGAGTAGCTGCCCTTTGGTAATCACCTGCAATCGGTAGGCATTAGCCAAAGGCACTTTGTCTCGCCACTGAAATACGCTTTGAGTGCTAATGCCCAATGCTTCCGCTACGGCCCTTCGCCCTCCGTAAAATTGAATTGCGTCCTTTGTTTTCATACTACCTCATTTGTTGTTGACAAGTAAAACTGACAGGATTATATTATCACTTCAGTTGTTTTACAAGACCTACAGGTATCGGAAGGCGTGGAGTCGCTTGCTAATAATCAAGGTTTAGACCACTGGCGCACCGGTATCCTGTAGGCCCATAGGAGAAAACATGAAAATAATGGAATTTATGTTGGATGCAATGCTAGGCGTGGCTGTCATTGCCGCCGTTTGGCTTTTTGTAATTGTGTTGTTTTCACTTTTGTAGAGGGAATCATGGAAGAAACTAATATGCTTGCTATCAATGAACTTGCCGCGGCACTCAGCAAAGCGCAGGGCGAAATCAAAGGCGCGGTCAAGGATTCGTCCAACCCGTATTTTAAAAGCCGTTACGCTGATCTTGCGTCGGTCGTAGAGGCATTGCGTGAGCCGTTTGCTAAACACGGCTTGTCTTATATCCAGCGCACAGACGTTGGAGATAAGGAAGATTACGTGCGCGTGGAAACGGTGCTAATGCACTCATCTGGTCAAAGTATATCTACCGGGTTCTTGCAAGTGCCGGTAACCAAAATTGACGCGCAAGGTATGGGTAGTGCCTTAACGTATGCCCGTCGTTATTCTCTTTGCCTTTTAGGTATCGCACCAACAGATGACGATGGCGGCGCAGCAATCGGAAAACCAGTAGAACCGGTCGATCTTCAACCTTTGCTTGACGCCAAGACTCTGCCTGAACTGCAAAAGGCTTACCAGACTGCTTACAAAGCCGCACAGGACGCGCAGAACACCATAGGCATGGCAGCTATCATCAAATGCAAAAACGAGCGCAAAGCCGCTTTAAACTCGCCGGAGGCCGCGTGAATATTGTGAATGTTGACCAGGGAACACCGGAATGGTTAGCCAGTCGAGCCGGTAAAGTCACGGCAAGCATGATTGAGAATGTGCTTGCTGGCCCGACCACCGCGGCAAGGCTTAATTACCAAGCGCAAATCGTCGCTGAGATATTGACCGGCAAACCGCAGGGCAGCGTTTACGTGAACGATGCCATGCGATTTGGCACTGAGCAAGAGCCGTTTGCTCGCGCCGAATACGAGGTCAGGAATGAAGTTTCTGTTGACCAGGTTGGGCTAGTAATCCATCCCATTATCGAGCGCGGCGCAGCATCGCCAGATGGCATTGTTGGCGAAGGATTGGTCGAGATTAAATGCCCTCAAATAGCCACGCATCTTGGCTATATTTTGGACAAAAAAGTGCCTACAAAATACGTGCCGCAAATATTGTGGCAGTTGGCCTGCACCGGTCAAAAGTGGTGTGATTTCGTCAGTTTTAGGCCGGAATTGCCTGAAAAACTGCGGATGTTTGTTTGTCGGCTTGAGCGAGACGATAAGCGAATTGCAGAAATTGAAGAAAAAGTAATTAAGTTTTTAAACGAAGTAGATAAACAACTGGAGAAACTAAATGGCTTATGAAATGCGTGAAAACAGCGGATCAACTTTCAAGAACAATAAGAAAGAATCTGAGAACCATCCTAATGTCACCGGATCATGCCTGATTGATGGAAAAGAATACTGGATGTCAGGATGGACAAAAAAAGACAAAAACGGCAATCCGTGGCAATCATGGGCTTTTAAGACTAAGGAAGAAAAACAAGAGGCAAAACCAAAGTTCAAAAGCAATAAAATCGAAGATATGGAGGATGATATCCCGTGGTAGATAAACTCAAAGCAGCAATAGCATATCTGCGGTCTAGGAACATTTACGTAGTCGATCCTAACAACAAGTTTGTTCCTACCTCAGTAGCGCACACAGACGTAGCCGCAACCATCCGTCGTTACGAAGTTCAAGTTTTAGGTGTAGACAACATTAAGAAAGTAACATTCAAATGACCGTTAACCCCGTTTGTCAGGTGTGCCGCCGCGAAGCAGGTTTTAAGCTAGTCAGGTCAGCAACCGGCAAACGGAGGTTGTGGAAATGCAAATCTTGTCTTGAGCGTATCAGCGTGTCTTTTCTTGCAGTAAAAGAGCGAAAGATTTATAAATGAAAGATATTTGGGAAGGTGTATATCAAAAAGAGCATTGCCATCATTGTTATGGCAAAGGCTATCGGCAAGGTTTTTTTGACGCGGCAGTAAGTGGATTATTGATTATTGTATTAATGATATTGGCGTATGGTGTGGAGGTGATGCGATGAGCGATACAGAAACAGTGCTAAGAGTGTTTTACGACAAAGCATACGCCGCAGGGGTAGCCGACGAACGTGAACGGTGCGCGAAGGTGTGTGAGAGTTTATGGAAAAATGTAGACATAACAACTATTAAAAACCTATTTAGCCACGGATGCGCTGCAAGTGCCGCAGCAATCAGAAAGGGGGAATGATGACTGACAAACTAAAACCGGTTTACAGATGCTCTAAATGCGGCAAAATATACTGCCGCAACAGCAATAAAAAATGGATTAAAAGTTGGTGTGAGAAGACGGATCAGTGGTCGCGTCTTATGCGAGTGGAGGAGGGGAAATGACTGACAAACTGAGAGAGGCCGCGCAAGCGGCGTTGGAATGGTTAAGAGACGAGCGATTAAACACCTGGATGTATATGGACAGTCAATTCTACAAGGATCGCGACAAGCAAGCAGAAGCCCTTGAAGCCGCGCTTGCGGAACCAACCGTTCAGGAATCCTTAACAGTTGCGGAACAGAAACCAATGCTTGAGATAAACCCACAGAAAAGGGAGTGGGTTGGGCTGAAAGACGCGGATTTTGAAAAAGAAAAATTCGTGGACTATAACTTTATGGCAGGGGCCAGCTTTGCAGAAGCCAAACTTAAGGAAAAGAACGCTTAAGACAAATATACCGCCCGTTCGTCATTGCGGCGATTTACCAAACCTTTAAAGACTTTGCCACCGGCTTTTGTATACAACAAGAAACCGTCCGCAGCGCCTTCATAATCCCCGCGATTGTGCTTCATTCTGATACTGGATCGCTGAAGCCCACCTAGTCCTAAATTAAACGAAAAGGATACAAGTGCATCAAAATGGCTAGGAGTAAGACCAGTAGGACATAATCGGGAAACTCCTGCCTCAAATCGTGCAAGGTCTGTCTTAAGGATTTCATGCACTTCCTCCATGCTGAAAGTTTTGTTCCATTCTGGCGGTAGGCTTTTGCCATCGCCTATAAGATGCCCAACTCCGACAGTCCATAGCCCTACGCAGTCTTGGTAAGGCTTGCGCCGCACCCCTTCATGGTGGCACAACATCTCTATGGCCCTGTCGGATACTTTCATTTCTTGCTAAAAGCCTGTGTTCCGAACCAGAACGAGACAATGGACGCCCAAATTGTTTGAGTATCGTCATCCCAAAGCTGATTTAACGCCATATTGAATTCCACGCCGGTCTTGAAAGCGTAGATAAAGCCGAACACCTCAACGAACACAAACATTATAAACATTCCGTAGGTGATCGCAGGACGCACCATAGCGCGAGCATTTATAACCCAGGTGCTTGCCCCTTGCCCAATGGCTATGTCGTGCGCGTAAAGGCTCTGGCGTTCTTCTAGCGCGGCGTGTGTGTTGGCTACGTCCGCGTTGATCTGAAGTTGTTCTGTTTGGATATGCTCGATGCGTTCCTGCGCTTCAAGCCCTGCCTTTTTCAGCGTCAGTTCTCGTTCGGTCTGCATCTGCGCCAGCGTGATTTCATGGCTCTTGTCGGCGCGATCTTGAAAGAAATCTAGCAGTTTAGGCACACCACCGGACAGGAAAGAGATTACCGTGGTAAGAAGTGTAAACATTATTTCTCCAACAAAGCGTTAATCATGTTTTTAATTTCAATCGAATCTGCGGTGCCCAACCATTCTGGTCTGCGATTTTGTATATACACCAACCGGTCATACGAGCATTTGTGTCCGTTTTCTTTTAGCCATTGCAAAACCAATTGATGCCGAATTGTTGGATCATGCGTTGAAAGTGTCAAAGACTGTAGATCGAAAACCGAACAGCGCATCTCTGCACTTCTGGCTAGAATAACGCAAAGCAAAAAAATTGAAAGCCACCATTTCACTTTGCCATCTCGGTTGACGCAAGATTTATGCGCGTTTTAACAGCGTTTAAATCTGTCGGTTCAACCTTGAATCCAACGGTTGTATAGCCGTCAAATGCGCCCATTTCAGGCGGTATGGAACCCCTGCACACAAACTTGACACCCTGCTTTGATTCCCATTCCGAGGACTTACCGCTGACCGCCAGATTAGCGCACTGCACTTCACCGTTAAGCATGGCTATGATCGCGGAGTTTTTAGCCGGGTCTTGACTAAACAGGCTACTGTTTAATCCGTCCAACTCTTTGTCTCGTCCTTTTTCGCTCAAAGACAATAATGTTGTTCGACTGTTTACAACTAGATTAGCTTTAAATATAACAACGGTCGTTGCCTCCAAATCCTTTTGCAATCTTTCTGCAATTGGAATCAGATGTTCAACTTCTCTGATTTTTGGAACATGACTGCTAGTGGTAATAGCATTCAAAATAACTTGACGAGAATCCCACGCAAAGTAACCCAAAAAAAACAGGGTAGTCAGCAAAACAACTTCAAATAATTTCCACGGAGAATCAACCCATTTTATAAGGTCAATTGCTTTATCAACCATGCTGGTTTCAGTTTTAATAACTGATTTTTTGGTTGTGCGTTTTCTTGCGGTAGTCATTATGATGCTTTCGTAACAAGGTGCAACAACAGCATAATAATTGCACCGGCAGTGCCGATTAAAATCGCTTCAATGCGTTTGATACGCAAAATAGTTTCTTTCCATCGTTCCTCGCAAACTGCTTCATGGATATTCAACCTGGATTCAACTTCCGTTGTAGTAACCATCATTGAAAGAATGTCATAAAAGTTGCGCCTGTAGGAATGTAATACCAACCAATATTATTTCCGGCGTTTACATTATTATTGCTTAAAGAACTACCACCATCCGTAAAAGCGTTCCATGCAGCGCCACCGGTAGCGGTCGAATAACTAATCGACAAATACTTAACATTGACCGTTCCGCTGGTTTTTGAAAGCGTAGCGGAGGACGTTGTAGAACTGCCAATTGTTATTAAATTTCCAGCAGTTCCGCTTACCGTAAAGTCAG